TAAAGCATCTGGCTCAAAGTACATATCACTGTCTACGAACAGAAGATGTGTAAATCCGCCATCTAATGCTTGCTGGGCCAATCTTTCGCGGCCAACGTGAATATAACAGGTTTCATATAATAGCACAGTTGCTGGTGTTTGCCTTAACATTCTATTGATGGCATAGAATGTCCTTGCTTTTATTGTGCCGTTTGATGGTATTCCTGTGGCTATTCTCATAATCCAATGTTAACTTTTTTTTTCTTTTGGGGTTTGGCAACGTGTGGACAATCCTCATGGCCTTCCTTACAGCATATTGGAATTTCAAACTTAATTTCTTCGTCTTTTTCAGCTCTTCTTATTATTGGTGCTTGTTGTTCTTCTTCATCCACTTCCATATTTTTTCTTTTTTGTTAGTTTCATAACAATCAATAGTTAAATGTCCTTTAAGGACTTTTAGGTTTTGGGTTCTGTTGTCATAAATACGTTCTGCTTGTTCTTGAGTGATATTTTTCATTCTCATAAAGGAGTTTACTGTGTCTGTTTTATTTCTTGTGCAAAGTATTGCTTGTGGTTTTAGGTTTAAGTAATGTTCTAGTAATTGAGGAAAATCTGCTATGCCCGGGTCTTTTAATCCCCACGGTTCTTTTCTTTTGACTACTAATTTGTTAAAACGTTCTTTCCATATCTTTTCACCTTGTGGACTTCCTTTTATCATTGCATACATTATGTTTATTTCTTGAAAGTCTTTGTCTTCAAAATAGCCTTTAGGGTTGAACTTGTCGCCTTTGTTATGACGTTTACCCATGTTTACGCCTAGTTCTATTAAAATGCGAGCTACTTCTGATGTTCCTGCCCTACCTGTACTGCATACGAGAATCATAAAGCAATGTTTGTTTTTTGTTTTGGGGGTTTATGAATAATAATATCTGACTTTTTATTGTGCATTGATGCTATGGGATATGTTACGGCATCCATTGCATGACTCCAAGTATGGTCTGGTTCGTTTCTTGGATTGCCGTCTTTATCTTCTTTCCAAGCATAGTTTTCATAGCTTTGCCAGACATTTTTGCTTCTTCTAGTAACGAAAATCTTTTTTTGTGAAGCTGCTTTTATTCTAAAATTTACACTATCTTTGCCTTTTTCTGCACCTAGAACACTTATCCCATATTTGTTCATTTCAGCTATGCTTTTGGGTTCTGCACTATCTGCTATGGTTGTGGCATTGCCTACTTCTTTAATCTTTCCAGCCAGAAATTCATTTGACAAATAATTCCCATAAGCTAGTTCGTCTATGATATAAGACCCATTCCAGTAATAAATAGCAACTGCACAAGCTGGGTCAGGAAACCATCCATAATCCACCCCAAACTTTTCTAATCTTGCTTCTGGTGGGACATCATCAATCTGCTGCCAGCCAGTAAATATCTTGCCTCTTACTTCGTCTGGTGATAATCCTTCTATTACTTGCCAATAATAACCAGGATTATAGTTTTTGTATTCCTGATAGCGGTCTATTGTGTGTTTTTCAAGGTTAGGTTCGTTTTCTTTCCAAGTTCCACCAATGAAAATAGTGTCTTTTAAGTCTTTAAGCTGTGGAATATAAAATCCTTTGGCTTCTTGATGTGGGATTAAGTTAAACCATTTCTTAATAATCCAATGGCTTTTAGCCGGAGTGTTTAACGTAAAGACAATTCTTATTCTGCCTTTGGTTGTTCTCAATGTATCATCTAGTTTTCTAAATTCTTCTTCGCCAATTTCTTCTGCTTCTTCTATCCATATAAAATTATAATCAGCTAAGGATTTTAAACGAGCTGTTAATGAACCGCTTGAAGCCCTAAATCCATGCGCCCTTAAACTATTCTGGCCTCTTTCAATAAACATATCATTTTCTGTTATTCTAAAACTATCTGTTATATTCTGTTCTTTTAGTCTATCCATTATGTCACCAAAACAAGAAGTTCTTATGTCTTCTCTAGTGGCCCTCATTATTGCACCCCTTGTGTATTCTTTTGAAATGAGCTGACTTATAGAATACCTACTTGCTGTGCCTGATCTGCCATTTCCTCTACCGCCCATTAATAAAGCATAACGCCAACTTTCATCTTCCCATAGTGGAATATGGCTTTCGTGAACTTCAAAATTAACTTTCATCTTTTCTTATAGAAATATCACAACCTGTTATTTCCACATTTACTTTTTCATCACTTGTTTGATGTGGATTTCCTTCCGCCATTCTATATCTTAATTCATTAGAAATCGTTTTTAAAAATTCCTCTTTTTCTTCATCTGTCATTTTGTTAAATTTATCTCTGTCATATTTCTTTAATCCACCACCACCATCAATTCTACCTTTTCTATTTATATTTGGATCACCTTTTGTAAATGGCATTGTAGGTTATTGTAAATGCAATAAATAATATATTGACTTAATTTTATAAATGTGATATAAGTTTCCAATAATCTAATAGTTTATCCGGACATTTGCTGAAGTCTGTTTTTCTGTATTCGTTTAGCTTTGCGTTTTTCCAATCTTTGTTGTCTTTTTTCTTTAGCGTAGGCTTTTCTTCCTTGCGGGAATTTCTTTTTAAAGTTTTCACGTTGTTTCTTTTTTGATTTTTGTGATCCTTTACCTGACATCTAAAAATTTGTTCCAAAAAGACTTAAGAAATGATTTTTTGGGTTTCATTTCTCTATCCTCACAATCTCTTAATCTATAACCAAAGTCTTATAATCTTTTATCAAGTTTGTCTATTTCATCATTTAATACACCTGTTGCTCTTTGTGTTCCTGTAATAGCTAAATCTAGACGTTTTATTTGAGTTCTAAGCCAGTTTAGGTCTTCCTTGATTTGGTCAAGGTCTGGGTCATAATTTGATTTCTTTTTAAGTTCGTCTAATTGCCGCCTAATATCTGCTACGTTTTGTGTTATGTTGTCTTCAAAGCTCATTTTTTCTTGATGGCCTTGCCATACTTTTTAACCCACTTTTTATATATTTTGGGTTTTTTTCTTTTAAGATAGTTTCTTTGTTTTGAGGATTTGAAAGGCATTGTTCTAATTATAGCATATTTTAAAGGTAAAAGCCAATGCTAAAATTATAAAAATGATTAAAACTAGTAAATATCTTCGACCTTGTTTTAGTTTATCTCGGATCATTTAATTCACCACAACTATTAGTGAAGATTATTCGGCCCATACATAGCTATAAGAAGTACCGCCACAAACAACAATCCTGCTCCTATGATTACTCCTATGATAAGCCCGATAAGAAAACTCATTTTTTTAATAACATTAAGTTTCTAATGTATATCATCAAGGCCAGACCTTGTCCTATGCCAAAGACAATATCCTTGATGTGAATGGCATAGACAAAAAGAATAATAGCTCCACTGATACTGAAATACCAAAATGCAACTGGGACAACACTTTTGCCTTTCTTTTCAGAAACAATCCATTGAATCAGAAAACGCATAAAGAAAAGTCCTTGCCCCAAAAATCCAAAAACTATCCACCAGTTTATATTAAAAAAATCGTAAAAACTCATAAGAAACTTTTGTGTTTGATTCTTTTACTCTTTGATATGTTTCGTAATGCTCTTGCCGAAACTGATATATTTTTGGATATTTTTTTTTGTCAATGTCTGGCGTAAAGTAAGGCACAATAAAACTTGAAATAATGAACAATCCTAATATTATGCTTGGAATTTTTTTAAAAAACCTAATCATAATTCGTTTGATTTTGGGATAATTTATTTTATACCCCGTATTACCGTTTTTATGTTCTTGTTTACAATATTTGCATTTTGACATAATGTTTTTTATTTAATGTTAATCACTTCTAAGCTCATTGTGGTTTTATTTATTGGTTAGGGGGGGTCATAATCTAGATTCTAATTTTTCTTTCCAATCTTTGAGAGTTTTTTGTATGTCCTCAATCGCACACTCTAATTCTGATACATTCCCCTCTAAATCATAAAATGTTTTAGCGGCCAATAATTTGCCAATCTCTGTAAAAATCTGTTCCCACGAAGGGTCAATCGGTAATCTTTCATCGCCATATCCACCACTATGTGGCTTATACCAGCCGAAAATCTTGGCAAACTCTCGCCTTCTTATTTTGTGTTTTGCCAATTCATCTTCAATTTTCTTTTGAAGTTTGGCGTTTAATTGTAGTAATTCTTCTTTCTTCATAGTTTTATTTATTGGTTAGGGGGGGGTTAAAGCTTATTCTCTTGATTAAAATATCTCCCTCATAGCCAATTTCCCACACATACCAAGCAAACAACCATCCAAGTTTTGTTTCTTTCCAGTCAATTTTTTTGTTAAATACATATACAGCTTTTAGATTTTTAGAGGTTTTTGTTTCTACTTCATTGCCCAAGTTTTTCACATACCACAATAAACATAATTTCTTTTTTGTATTTAAAAGTAAGTGTTTTTTCACTTTTTGTTGTTGTGTAAATGGTGGGTTTGTTATTATATTATCGTAAACATCTAAATCTTCAAATAAATCTTTTTGCTTCCCATATCCATAATCAAATTTATCCTGCGACTTAACCTTGTATCCACTTTTCTTCAATACTTCTGAAATTGCCCCATCCCCACAACAAGGTTCCAAAATCTCGCCATCAAACTTTTCATATTTTAATAGTGCTTCTGTTATTTCTTTTGGCGTTCGCACAAAATCATTTTTAATCTCCTTCCTCATAATCTCTTCAATTTGTTGTGTGAGAACCATAGTTTCGTTTTCGAATACCCATATTTCTCTTTTTACTTTTTTTGGTTAATAATAATATCCACTACCTCGTAATCATCATCAACATTGACCAAAGTGAGATGACCAGAGCCTATGTATTGGATTTTGTATAACCGACCTTTGCTGTTTAAGAAGAACTTGCGATTGGGGGCATTGATGGTTTTGCCAGACTCTTTGTGTTTTACTTGGTAAGAAATCATAGTTTCTTACCACACCGCGGGTAAAACTTGTAATTCGTGTCTTTGGGGCAACATTCAACATCTATTCCTGTAATCTCTTTGAATATCTCTGCGTTAAAGTTGGGCAAGTCAAGAAATCTTTGATGTCCTTCTGGATTTTCTTTCCACCAGACTTGACACGCTTCTTTGAAATCTAAAGTTTTCAGGTAGCCACCTGCTTGTTTCCAACCTTTAACTTCTTTCTTTTCTTCTTTAGTCATTTTGTCTTTGACTATCCATCTGTTTAAAGGAATATCAGCATAGATATTATACTTTGCTAAAAACTCTGACGGTTTCATATCCAGCCATTTATTGAATACCATTATTTTATCTGGTTCACCTGTGTTGAAAAACCCAGAGTTCCTGTTGCCAGAGTTCCAGTTGCTAGAGTTCCAGTCGCCAGAGTTCCAGTTGCCAGAGTTCCAGTCGCCAGAGTTCCAGTTGCCAGAGTTCCAGTTGCCAGAGTTCCAGTTGCCAGAGTTCCTGTTGCCAGAGTTCCAGTTGCCAGAGTTCCTGTTGCCAGAGTTCCAGTAGCCAGGGTTGTAACATCCTATGTTTTCGTTTTCGTGTTCTTTTTTACAATATTTGCATTTTGACATAATGTTTTTTATTTAATGTTAATCACTTCTAAGCTCATTGTGGTTTTATTTATTGGTTGGTCATAATAAACGGGCAACGTCTGTATGCCGAAGATTACGGCTTACGGGCGTGGTGTTTTGAGGTTTCTGAAGAAAAAGAGAAAACGGAGCCTCAAAATTTGGTGAGAGAGCTTTTGATTATCGGAGAGCCCTCTCGTCAGAACTCCGCTTGTTGTCTACTCATCTTTCTCTCCATTTGCTTTAGTTCCTATCTTTACTGCCCTGCCGTCTTTTAGAAAACGGACTATATAACCTTGTTTGCAATTTTTATTCAAGCACTCTACCACTCCATATGTTCCTCGCTTGCCAGTAGTTACAAACTTAGTTTTCATTGTGTTGCCGCATAAATCACATAACCACTTGAGTTTAGTGTAGTCCATTCTTGCCACCTCCATTCGGTTTATACTGAAACTCTACTGGGTCATAGGGTCTGATTTCTAAAACTATGTCTTCTCTACAATTTTGGCATTTCAGAAAAACTAGATTTAACTGGACATCTATCAGTTTCAGTTTTCTGCCCTCGCAGTTATCACATTCTATGTCCAGTAAAAGGGTCAATCCTGCTAAACCAAACCCAGCTTGTCTAATCATTTTTTCTCACCTCCTTGAATTGGAGCGAGTTGAAGGAATTGAGCCTTCCCTTGTTGTTGGACACCACAAGTCTAACCCTAGTCCCCGCCCTTGAATCTTTCCAACCAGGCAACCAATTAAACGTATTGTTGTACTTTATTTATATTTTTAGCAAAAACTATTGGCTTTTAAAAGCACAAAATAAGTTTTAAACATTTCAAAAGCAATTCGTGTTAATTCGTTGCCTGATTGGAAAGTTCAATGAACTTGTCTTTATAATATGTCAAAGTTGTTTTAATGGTGTCTTGGGACATTATGTGATTATACCAGTCATTAGTGCGGTCTTTTACTATTTTAGCGTGAATTTTAGTATCGCCGGTGTGATGGAGCAAATGACATTTCATACAAAGGCTGACGGCATTTAAGAAGTCATAACGGAGGTAAGCCGATCGACCTTTAGGTATGAAATGGTGAGCTTGCTGAGCTTTCTGTCCGCAGTATTCACATATTGGTTTATTTGAAAGAACTATTTGTGTCCAAAGTTTATCGCATTGTTTTTGAAGTTTCCTTTTAGGATTCATTTTTTCCTAATAATTAGCCAGCCTTTTTCTTCTTTTAAAGTACGGACTGAAAACTTTTTGTCTAATAGCCCTTGTGC